ACTGCAATGAGCGACCAGCTCCGCGAAACCCGGCAGAAGCTCGAGCGAGAGCTCGGCGCCATCATGGACAAGGAAGGCGCGCTCACTGCCGCCGAGTGTGACACGTACGAGCGGATCGAGAAGGAGCTCGACGAGCTCGACATTCGGCAGCGCGACGCCGACCTCCGCGAGCGATTCAACGCCCGCCAGGCCGAGCCCGCGACCCCGAAGCTCACGCCCGGCCCCGCGATCGAGAACACCGCCAGCAAGGGCGACGAGTGGGGCGGCTACATGCGCTGGTTCCGCTCCGGCGGCCAGGACCGTAGCGGCCTCGAAAACCGCGACCTCCTGACCTCGAGCGATTCGGCGGTCATCCCGACCGATCTTCAGGCCGAAATGGTGCGGCTCTTCGGTGCCGTCCAGGGCGTGCGGCAGGCCGTGCGGGTTGGTTCCTACCCGACCGACATGAAGGTTCCGACCGTCGCGACCCGTGTGGCGTTGACCGCGGTTACGGCCGAGGGCCAGGCATTCACGGAGACCGAGCCGACCTTCGGCGAGATCGACTTCACGACCGATCAGACCATCGCGGCGACCACCGAGCTCTCGTTCCAGATCATGCAGGACGCGCGGCCCGAGCTCGTCTCCGAGATCAACCAGCAGCACGCCGAGGAAATCGGCCGACTGTGGAGCTCGTTCTACTGCAACGGTCTGACCGTTTCGTCGGCCGTTCAGACCGACGCGCTTTTCGACAGCTCCGCGACCGGGGTGACCCAGCGAACGTTCGCCAGCGCGACTGCACCGACCGCGTCCGAGCTGATCCGGATGCGATACGACGACCTTCCGGCCCAGTATTGGAACGGCTACGGGGATCTCTCGTGGGTCATGGGCCAGTCTATGTTTGCCGAGATCATGGCGCTGTTGGACGATAACCTTCGACCGATTTTCCAGCCGCAGGCGGGAAGCACGCTTGCGACCGGGCTTCAGGGCACGCTCCTCGGGCTTCCCTGCTACATCGACGCCGCGGCGCCCGACAACACGACCGGGCTCGATGCCATCGTGCTTCTCCCGCGAAACGCGTATCGCATTGTCGATCGCGAGCCCGGCATGGTTTCGCAAATCAACCCCTACGCGAAGCAGGCCGAGGGCCTCACGCAGATCAACACGTACATGCGTTCGGTCGGTCGCATCGTGCGGCCTGAGGCGATCGTCGTCGGCACGATGGCCTGATCCATGCCACCAGCTCGGGGGGTCGCTCCGCACTAGGCGGGGCGGCCTCCCGCTTCCCTCGGGAATTGAAACGTGATTCAGGTCGTTTCACAATCCAACATCGGTTTCAGTCTCGAGGAGTTCCGAGACCATTGCCGCGTATCTGATAAGGAGCACGACCCCGCGCTCCGGCGATCGCTCAACGCGGCAACGGTCGACATCGAAAACAAGGCTGGGGTGCTGCTCCGGTCGACCACGCTCTATGACTATTTCCGGGGCGCTCCTGCTCCGTTCCGTTTCGCGGTCGGGCCTGTGAATGCGGTGTCCGCGCTCTACAACGTCGACCAGGCCGCGACCGTCGACGCGACCGCGTACGAGCTCGATCTCACCGGCGCGTGGCCGATGCTCCGCACGAAGACATCGGGCGCCTTCAACAACGTCGATACCTACCGCGTGACCTACACCGCGGGCTATTCCTCGATCCCGGCGCCGCTGAAGGTGGCCGTGTTCGAGCTCGCCGCGATGCACTTCGAGAACCGCGAGGCCGCAACCCCGGTTCAGATGTACGCCCTCCCGCACTCGATTAATTCGATCCTCCAGGGCTACGGCCCGAGGGGGCTCTAATGCAAGCGGGGCAGCTCCGGCAGATCGTCGCGATCCAGCAGCCCACCGAGGCCGACGACGCGACCGGCCAGAGGACCTACACGTACGCGACGACCGAGCCGAAGGTCTGGGCCCGGGTTCGGAACGTCTCTCAGGTCAAGAGCACCGAGGGCGACGTGCAGGCGGCCGGGCTCGAATCCTACGAGGTTCGGATGAGATACCGGTCGGCGATCACGTATGAGACTCGGATCCAGTACGGGGGGCTCACGCTTCAGGTTGTCGGCATCGAGAACGTGCTACAGCGTGATCACGAGCTCCGCCTCGATTGCGAGGTCGCCGAACGATGAGCGACGTACGCATCGAAATCGAATGGAAGAAGCTCGAGAAGAAGCTCACCGGCCTCGAGAAGTACGTACCGCGCAACTCGATGAAGGCCGCGAGCTCGGCCGCGTTCAAGGTCATCAATCGAGAAAACGCCCGAATCATTCAGACCGCCAGCTACAAGACGCCGCTCGAAAAGCCCGCGATGCGAGACCGCGGAAGCAAGAAGGGCGGCTATCGCGTGCGGCGGGTCGTCCAGTCTCGCGACGGCTCGGTCCGGTCGAAGACCGACTACAACAGCAAAAAGCATCCTGAGATGGTCCACGCGTGGTTCGTCGAGCGTGGCTACAAGACGAAGAACGGCCGCGTGGAAGGTCGACACTTCCGAACGAAGGCATTCAAGGCGAAGCGCCGCGAGGCCGCGAGCTACTTTCTGAAGGCGCTCGAGATCGCGATCGACGTCGCAACCTCAAACAGCAAGGGCCGCGTGTCGATGAAAGACATCGAGGGCGTGCTCGGGAAGGTCTGGTAATGAGCTTCGCGAAGGCCACATTCGACATGCTCAACACCGCGAGCGACGTGACCGACCTCGTCGGCTCCCGGATCTCGCCCTACGTGCGAAACCGAGACGACGGATTCCCGGCCGTGGTCTACAGCGTGCCACGCGAAGAAATCTACACCGACTCGGCAGCGCAAGACCTGAAGCGTGTCGCTGAGGTCTCGATCACGTGCCTCGACCGTACCTATGTCGGCGCTGATGAGCTGGCCGAGGCCGTCATCGACTCGCTCGCCTCTGGAACGCATGGGGGCGTGGTGATCGGATCCGCGCGCCCGACCTCAATCGACCGAGACTTCGGCGACCCCTACGACGGGTCGCAGGATCTCGTGTACAGAACCACGATCACCGCCACGATGACCGGAGCATAAAACCATGGCGCAGACCTTCAACGGTGCCACGTGCACATTCACGACCGCGGCCTCGGTCGTTCTCAAATTCAACATTCGCGACTTTTCCGAGAGCGGGAACGACCGCGCCGCGATCGACGTCACGACCGCGGCCAGCACGCGGCGCCAGGTCCTCTACGGCTACGCGGAGCCCTCCGAGTTCACGTTCGAGTGTGTCTACGATCGAGACGCTGACCAGGTCGGGGGGTCGTCAACGGCGATCACGCGGCAGGTCCTCGAGGGCCTGCTCGACGATCAGCCCGGCACGCTGGAGATCACGTTCGAGGATGACGGCGTCCCGGGCGACGATACGTTCCTCGACGGATCCGGCAGCGCGACCCGCTCCGCGGTCGTCAAGGGTTTCACGTTCCAGGGCGAGCTCGACGGGGTTATCAACTACTCGATCACGTTTGGAATCATCCATTGACGAGCCTTATCGACCTGATGCGAACCCGGACCGAGGTCGTGCAGACCGAGAACGGACCCGTGACACTCGAGAGCCCGAGCGCCGGGGTCGTCACCGAGCTGATGAAGGCCGACGAGGCCGAGCAGCATTCGAAGGTCGTCGCGGCTTGTGCCGTTGATCCACGGATGAGCGAAGCGGAAGCGGCGGCGCTCCCGAGCTTCATCCTCATCCCGCTAGCGGAGAAGTGTGTCGAGCTGATCGACCCGAAGACGGTGCGGGACTAACCCCGGCCGAGCGCCTCGTCTTCTCTGTGGCGGAGCGGCTCGGTATGACGGTGGGGGAGCTCACCGAACGAATGACGGCCGCCGAGCTGATGACCTGGATGCAGCTACCGCGGATTGACGAGAACCTCGAGCGGCAAGCGAACATGGAAAGGCTCCGCGGCATATGGCAAACGTAGGCGACCTCTTCGTAAACGTGCGAGCCCGAACCACGGCGCTTACCCGCGGGCTCCGGTCGGCCCGCCGCTCGGTCGGGCGATTTGCCTCGAGCACGACGGGCCTCCTCTCGGGCATCGCGGCGGGCTTCGTCGGGTTCAAGACTTTCAGCTTCATCATGGGCTCGCTCATCACGGGATCGAAGGAGTTCCGCGAGGAGTTCGCCAACATCAAGAACGCGATCACCGACGCGGGGCAGGTCTTCGCTCGGCAATTCGGCGGCCAGCTCGCGACCGGCCTCTC